ACTGGCGCGGGAGATGGAGGCGGCACAAACCAACTTCTTCCGCAACGGGATGCTGATCGGGGGCATGCTTACCCATCCGGAAAAACTCTCGCCCGAAGCCTATGCGCGCCTCAAGGCATCGATGAAAGAGCAATATAGCGGCACGAAGAACGCCGGAAAATGGCCGATCCTTGAAGAAGGCATGACTCCGCATCAGTTCACCAGCACCGCAAAGGACAGCCAGCAGGTAGAAAGCCGGAAATTGCAGACCGAGGAAATCGGCCGCGCGTTCGGCGTGCCGCGTCCGTTTCTCGGCCTCGATGATACGAGCTGGGGATCGGGTGTCGACGTTCTGGGGCAGATACTTGTCCGCTACGGCCTCAATCCGTGGTTCACCGCATGGGAGCAGGCCATCAAGCGGTCTTGCATGACGGAAGAAGAGCGATCCCGTCTCGACGTGAAGTTCAATGCCGGCGCATTGCTGCGCGGCTCCATGAAGGATCAGGCCGAATTCTTCGCCAAGGCGCTTGGCTCCGGCGGCCACCAGCCATGGATGACCTATGGCGAGGTTCGCGAAACATCCGACCTGCCCGAAAAAGAGATCGCGCCCAATCCTCTGGCGCAGAAAGGGAGCGACAATGAGCCTGAAAAAACTGCCTGAGATCAGGGCGGAGCGCCTTCCGACGATCTGCGCATTCGAGCCGGATATCGAGGCTATCGAGCGCTGGAATGTTGGCGTGCAGGCGGCTCAAACCGGGGAGAACACCATTTCTATCCTCGATGTGATCGGGGAGGATTTCTGGTCTGGCGGCGGCGTCACGTCGAAGCGCATTTCTGCCGCGCTGCGTTCGATCGGCAATGCCGACGTGTCCGTGGATGTCAATTCGCCCGGTGGCGATTTCTTCGAGGGCGTCGCCATATACAATCTTCTGCGGGCGCATCCCGCCAAGGTGACCGTGCGAATTCTCGGCATGGCCGCCTCGGCAGCATCCGTTATCGCCATGGCTGGTGATGAAATCCAGATCGGCAAGGCCGGATTCATGATGGTCCACAATGCCTGGGTTGTCGCCATGGGCAATCGTCACGATCTCGCCGAAGCGGCGAAGACCATGGAGCCGTTCGATGACGCCATGGCGACCGTCTATTCCGAACGCGCGGGCGTCGAGAAAACCAAGGCAGTCGAGTGGATGGACGCCGAAACGTGGTTCAACGGCGAGCAGGCGATAGGGGCAGGCCTCGCGGATGCTTATCTCGCCGCCGATCAAATCACGCAAGACAAAACGAAGGCCGAGACGGGGCATTCGATCAATGCGGTACGCCGCGTCGATGCTCTTTTGGCAAAAACCGGAATTTCCCGAACGGAACGCCGTGCGCTTCTGTCGGGGGTAAAGGACGGCATGCAGAACGCTGCCGGCCACGTTACGCAGGACGCTGACGACGACATTTTGGCCGCGATGGCGCGGCTTAGCGCAACCTTAAAATCCTGACACAAGGAAGTTTGTCATGAAAATCATGTCTTTCGCCGTCGCCGTTCTGGCCGCGGTTCTCCTCGGCGCGTGCGCATCCTACGCTGGCGTGCTCGACCCGCATATGTTTTCCCACGCGGCATCCTCGCACGCGGTCATGGCGATGGGTGTTCTTGTTCCCGCCAGCCCCAGAATTCGCGGCATCACTTCTGTTCGTGCCGAAGGTCTGGACATCAAGGCCATGATCGAGACCGTTAATCGCGGTTTCGAGGAGTTTAAGGCCGAGCACACCAAGGAGATTTCCGACCTCAAGGCCGGTATGACCGATGTGGTGCGCAGCGAGAAGATCGACCGTATCAATGAGGACCTCGGCAAGCTGACCGCCGCCATCGATGAAGTGAACGTCAAGATGGCCGCCGGAATGGTTCCGGCAAAGGACGGCGACAATGATGCGCCGGAGATGAAGGCGTACAAGGCTGATTTCGACGGATGGGTACGCACCGGCGAGGGCGAGGGCAAGATTCGATCCGCAAACAAGACGGGCGTTATGGCCTCGATGTCGGTCGGTTCCGATCCGGATGGCGGTTTCACCGCGCCGGTGGAATGGGACCGACAGATCACGGACAAGCTTGCCACTGTCTCTCCGATGCGTCGTTATGCGTCCGTGCAGAACGTGCGCGGCGCGGGGTTCAAGCACCTTTATAATCTGCACGGCGCCGGCTCCGGTTGGGTTGGCGAGACGGATGCGCGGCCGGAAACCAATACTCCGCAGTTCGCCGAGTACAGCTTCAAGTTCGGTGAACTCTATGCGAATCCCGGCGTTACCCAGACCATTCTGGAGGACAGCGAGATCGATATTGCTGCCTATCTTGCGGGCGAAGTCGATCTGGAGTTCGGCCAGCAGGAAGGGGTTGCATTCCTCAATGGAGACGGCGTGAACAAGCCGAAAGGCATTCTCCGGTTCGATGCTGCAACCGAAACGGCGCTGCCTGCCGCCGAACGGCATCCGCTCGGACCCGTTCTGGAGGTCAATTCCGGGGCTGCCGCCGGACTGACTCCCGATGGTCTGATCGACCTGATCTATGATCTTCCCTCGGAACGCATCACGCCAACGTCGGCTTTCTATGCCAACCGCAAGACCCATGCGGCTATTCGGAAAATGAAGGATGGTCAGGACAATTATCTGTGGCAGCCGCCTTTTCAGGCGGGCGAACCGGCGCAGGTGCTGGGCTATGCGGCCCGCGATCTTTCCGGCATGCCGGACATCGCCGCCAATACGATTCCCGTGATCTTCGGAGACATGGCCATGGGCTACCGGATATTCGATCGCATCGGTGTACAGGTCCTTCGGGATCCCTACACGAAGAAACCCTACGTTCTGTTCTACACGCGCAAGCGTGTCGGCGGCGGCCTCTGGAATCCGGAGTTCCTTCGCTACCAGCGTGTCGCGGCTGCATAAGCCGGCAGGGTGCAATAACCGGGCGGCAGATGCCGCCCGACAAATTCGAATGGAGATAGACATGAAATTCATCAAGCCTTTCAAGGGCGCTACTGGCGGCGATCCCTATCCGAAGGAATTTGCCATTGGTGAGGATTGTCCTGATGATTTGATCGCCGCGGCGAAGGCGAACGGCGCCGTCAAGGACGCTGGCCAGAAGGCCGACGGCAAAGCCGGCGATGACGGCGACAAGGAATCCTGATCCGTGAACCCCGTTCGTGTTGCAGGCCCGTCAACTTCTCCGGTTACTCTTGCGGAGATGAAAGCGGCGGCGCGCGTCGATTTTGGTGATGATGACCTCATCATGCAATCTTATCTCGATGCTGCCGTCGACCATCTTGACGGATGGTCGGGCATCCTCGGTCGGGCGATCATCGATCAGGATTGGCGTATCGATCTCGCGCAGTGGCCATCTTGCGCTATTGCATTGCCATTCGGGGATGTTTCCGCTGCTGTCGTGAAATATCTCGATCCGGACGGTATCGAGCAAGACTTGCAGCCGGATACATATGAACTATCCGAAACCGCAACGGGATCTGTGTTGAGGTTTCGTCGCAGCTTTCATCGCCCTCCGCTGGCGGATGATCGATCCGGCGCCATACGGGTTACCTTCACAACCGGGTATGGTCCCGATGCGGCTGACGTTCCACCATCGATCAAGGTCGCGATCCTTCTTCTCGCCTGCCACTGGTACGAAAACCGCGAAACCGTCGGCAGTCAGGACATGCGCAAGCTGCCATTCACCGTTGATGCGCTCATCACGCCGCACAGAAGGGTTCTGTTCTGATGGTAGACAGGAACGGTGCAGGCCAACTTATTCACCGGGTAGCTCTCGACATGCGCCCCGAAACCTCCGATGACGGTCTCGGCAATTATGAGGGCGAGTGGGCCGAGCAGTTCCAGTGCCGTGCTGCTTTCATCCACCTTCGCGGCGGTGAAACTGTCATGGCCGGCAGGCTGTCGGGCCGTCATACCCAAATCATCCGCGTCCGGGTCTCCAGCAATACCCGCCAGATCACCACCGATTGGCGGTTGCGTGACGTGCGCCGGAGTATCGATTTCAACATTCGTGACATCGAATT